TAGTCCAGAAGCTGGAAAAGCTCTTTTCGCAATAGCAGAGGAGGGCGACCGCGCCATTTCCAAGCTGAATGCTTGCATATTCCTGTATAACCAAGCGATTGAATCGCAGAAAGGCATCAAATGAATTTGTCCGAACACTTTACCCTCGAAGAACTTACCCACACAGACCACCGTAACTTGGAGACCGAACCTAATGAAACTGAACTTGCAAACCTTAAAAGACTGGCTGAATTCCTTGAAACAGTCAAGACTGCCCTTGGCGGTAAGCCGATTATCATCAACTCTGCTTTTCGCAGTAAAGCGGTTAATGAAGCTGTTGGGTCCAAAGAAACCAGTCAGCACAGAAAAGGCTGTGCCGCCGACATCAGAGTCCCGGGATTGACGCCTGATCAAGTGGTCAGAGCCATTATCGAAGCCAATTTGCCATACGACCAAGTGATTCGTGAATTTGATCGATGGACTCATGTATCGATCCCAAACACGGAAGATGCCGAACCTCGCGAAATGGCTTTGATTATTGACAAAACCGGTACAAGAGCATATGCTTAGCCTTATAATGAGGGCGTGACTAGACTTTAAGGGGCCATAGGCGATGACAACAGCAGCCGTAATGACTTACGACAGTCTAGTCGAGAACATCCAGTCATATCTTGAGCGGACTGATACTGCAACGATAGAAAAGATCCCTTTGTTTATCATGCTGGCTGAGCAAGTAATTGCCAGCCAGATTAAGTTCTTAGGGAACCTTACTGTCAACACCAGCAACATGATTGCAAGTACGAATGTAATTCAAAAACCTGCAAGGTGGCACAAGACAGTGTCTTTTAACATCACTGTCAATGGTGAACGAAACCCAGTGTTGCTCAGAAAATATGAATACATTCGAAACTACTGGCCTGACCCTGCATTAACAGGAACGCCTTTGTATTTTTGCGATTACAACTACACAAACTGGCTTGTTGGTCCTACACCAGATGCTGCATATGCGTTTGAAGTTTTGTACTATGACCGACCACAACCACTTGACTCTAGCAATCAAACAAATTGGTTCACAATTTACGCGCCACAAGCATTGTTGTATGGGTCATTGTTGCAAGCAATGCCGTTCTTAAAGAACGATCAGCGACTTGCATTTTTTCAACAACAGTACGATCTCATTATTGCAACGCTTGCCACTGAAGACAAGCTTCGCATTGCTGATCGTCAAGCCATAGCGGTGGATTCATGAGTTACGTTTCTCCTTTTACTGGCGATGTCATTCAGCCAACTGATGTTTCATTTAGAGCTGTTACGCTTTCGGCAAATATTCAGCTTGAATGGCCTATCAATGGCAATGCAACAGATGACTATGTTGCTCGAATTATGCAGGTCACTGCTACGTCGGCAGGGTTGGCTATGTGGATGCCGCCTGCTAATCAGACTTCAGTAGGCAATGACGTACTTATTCGAAACGTAGGCGCCAACTCATTCACTGTTAAAGACTATGCAGGTACAAATACCATCATTACAGTTGCTGCAGGCGAAGCAAAATACATCTACATAACCGCCAATCCCACGACAACAGGTACATGGGGCATCATCGCATTTGGTACAGGTTCATCATCTGCTGATTCAGCAACATTGGCCGGCTATGGTTTATTAGCAATCACAACGACACTAAACCAAAGTCATCCAGTTAGTACGTTTAGTTCATCATATACAGCAATTGATTCTGATCGTGCACAAATGTATGCATGGACAGGTGGTGCAGGAACGCTTACTTTAACTGCAGCATCGACACTTGGCAATAACTGGTTTATGTTTTTGCGAAATGCAGGCACAGGCACACTAACAGTTGCAGGATCAAGTGGAAACACAATTAACGGCTCATCTACTATTTCATTACAGCCTGACGATTCCGCAATCATAGTTTGTACAGGCACAACGTTTTATACCGTTGGCCTAGGTAAATCTACACAGTTTGCATTTACGCAACTTACAAAAGCAGTTACTTCAGGCACTTATACGCTGACTGCTGCTGAAGCATCTAATGTTATTCAAAAATACACAGGCGCACTTACAGGAAACGTCACGATTGTTGTGCCTGCAACGGTTCAAGTGTATTACATTGTCAATGCCACAACAAACGCTTATACTGTCACTATTACTACAGCAAGTGGTGGCACAACTGCTGTACTTACAGCAAGTACGCAAGCAACGCTGATTTGTGATTCAGTTAACTTGCTTAATGCCAACACGATTCTTGCTGGTGCAAGTGCTATTTCTCTGACAAACGGCTCTGTATCTTTACCTGCTTTGAACTTTCAGTCTGAAACAAACACTGGTGTTTATAGGGCAACTGCAGGACAGTTTAATACAGCAATCCTTGGTGTTTTGGTGTCTACAGTAAGCGCTTCAGGCTTAACAATTGCAGGCACAGGAACTTTTACAGGCGGCGTCTCTGGAGGCGCATTCTAATGACAGCTAAAGTCTTCTCTATTGACACGCTACCTGGCGTTCAGCGAGACGGCACTGTGTTTGACATGAATTTTTATGTTGATGCTGAGTGGGTTCGATTTCAGCGTGGTAGACCTCGCAAGATTGGCGGTTACCGATCACTAACTAACTTGGCAACAGGCTATTCACGTGGCATTTATGTAAATGCTACAAACGGTATTAATCAAATCTTTAACGGCACTTCAAGTGCTTTAGAAGTTTTAGCAATTGACAATACAGGTATTGGTGCCGGCGTTAACCAGTTTACTTTGTCTAACTTTACTTCAAGCGTTCTTAATCTGTGGCAGTTCGATTCACTATACGATGCAAGTGGGTCGGGCAATCAGCTGTTGTTGGCACACCCAGGACAAAACTTGGCGCAAGTCGATGCAATTGCAAACACGCCTGTGTTGCAAGGCAATATTAGTGGTACAACAATGTCTAAGATTGGTGTGTTCTCTATTGCAGGATGCACTAAAGCAAGTGGCTCACCGACATTTACTATTCCTGCTGCAGACACACGAGTCGGCATTGGTCAATCAGTAAGTGGTAATGGTATTGCCTCAGGGACTGTTGTGACAAATGTGTCATCAACAACTATCTCTATTTCGATTAATACAACAAATGCAACCACTGCAACAATCACGTTTGACAACGAGATTACTGTGTCTGGGGGCGTAGTTGTATTGCACCCATATGTGTTTGTGTATGGCACTAACGGGTTAATTAAGAACTGTGCAGCAGGCGATGTAACTGACTGGGTTAGTGCAGATTCTAACGAAACTAACGCATCATCTACAAAGATTGTCAAAGGTTTGCCTGTTCGAGGCGGCTCAAACTCGCCATCTGGTTTGTTTTGGTCTCTTGATTCTCTTATTCGTGTTTCTTATGCGCCTACAACAGTTGGTGCAAGCACGTTGTATTGGCGCTATGACGTTATTAGTAGCCAATCATCTATTTTGTCGTCGTCATCAGTGATTGAGTATGATGGTGTGTATTACTGGGTTGGTGTTGACCGATTCTTGTTGTACAACGGTGTTGTGAAAGAAATTAAAAACAACTACAACCAGAACTACTTTTTTGACAACTTAAACTATGCCCAACGACAAAAAGTATGGGCAACAAAAGTGCCGCGGTTTGGCGAGATCTGGTGGTTCTTTCCGTCAGGCGATTCCGTAGAGTGCAATGATTGCGTGATCTACAACGTTCGAGAAGAAGTCTGGTACGATGCAGGTCAAGCTTTAGGCGCTAATAGATCGGCAGGATACTTTTCACAAGTGTTCAGTTTTCCGATTAATGCAGGCACTGATCTTTCTACATCAGTAACGCTTTTCACGGCAGACATTGTTACGCAAACAACAGCAGTAATTCGTGTGCCTTTGCCTACACTTTTAAACCCTAATACAAACTTGATTGCATTAGGTCAGTTAGTGACGGCAACAGGTATACCGGCAAATTCAGTCATTAATGCAATTGCACCAAGCGCCACCGTTGGCTATTGGGATGTGACATTAAGCAATGCAGCAACAGCATCTGCAACTGTTGTAGGTACGTTTAGCACGATCGCAGGAAAAGTTACGCTTTGGCAGCATGAAATCGGTACTGATGAAGTGAATGGCCCTTCATCAAATGCGATTAATAGTTTCTTTGAAACATCTGATCTAGGTTGGGTCCAAGGTGGTCCTGCTCAGTCTTCACTGGTCGGCGACAACAATTGGGTACGTGTTGAGAGAGTTGAACCTGATTTTGTGCAGTCAGGAACAATGTCAGTACAAGTCACTGGTAGACCTTATGCACAAGCTGATGATGTTATTTCGGATCCTTACTACTTTGAACCAGATACACACAAAATTGACATGCGTGAACAGAGGCGTGAAATTCGTCTTCGGTTTACTAGCAATGAGCAAGGTGGTAACTACCAACTAGGCAGAGTTTTGCTGTCAGTTGACATAGGCGATGTGAGGGGTTACTAATGGCGCTTGCAGTTGTTTACGATCCTCGTCATCACACATGGGATTCATGGACGAGTCTTATGTGTGAAGCATACGCAGGCCAACAGCTTCAGATGAATTCTTTAGAGACTGACTGGAGAAGCTGGGCTGAAGGGTTAAAGGCGATTGATGTGTTTGAAAATGAAGGTGTTCCAGGTCCATCCGCTTTTGCAACATGGCAAGACTGGGCACAACAACTTGTGAATGCTGTTAACCAAGAGGTGGCTTAATATGAACATACACCAAGTTGACAATAAAGAAACAATGCTCAATGAGAATGACATCGTGATTGTTGCTGCTTATATGTCAGAGATAACACCAGACATTGAAGAAGCTGCAGATAAGCACGGCGTAAGCCCAGAACGTTTGTTGTACACTGTATATGTTCAAGAAATGCAAAATCCTGCATTAATTCGTGTTCGTGATGGCAATACGCTCTTTACTATTGCAGCACTTCCTGAACGATATGGTTATGTTTCCATGTACAACGGGGATACTGAAGACAATGTTGCAACAAACTTTAATCAGTTTTTGCAAGCAGCTTACAAGATCGGATTTAATGTCTTGGCCGTAAGTTGCAAAGATGAATCGTTAAACAATGCTTCAGATGAAATTCAGTCGTTAGCGCAAGATGAAGAGTTCTCATACGACGAAAAAGATAATTTGTTGTATGTTAAGTTTAGTCAACCTCACGGAGATTAAAAATGGGGTGGAAAAAATTTAAAAAATGGGCAAACAAGACTATCGTCCAGCCGGTCGTAAAAGCTGTAACGGCTGTCGTCACTGCCATTAAAGAAGACCCTCTTGCATTTGTTGCTCAAGTAGCAGGCACATTTGTCGGCATTCCACCTTACATTACAGCAGGGGCTATTACTGCAGCACGAGGCGGAGACCTTGAAGATATTGCTAAGTCTGCAGGTCTTGCCTATCTCGGAAGTAAAGCATTCTCAGGCACTTCAATAGGTCAAACGGTCGGAAATGCTGGCGCCGCCGCTGGTGATTTCACAGCTAGTCTTGCAACTGATTTTGGGTTAAGCACATCTACTGCAGCTGTTGTAGGAAATGCTGTACAGACAGGCGTTAGCAACGCTACAGTTGGTGCAGCAAAAGCGGCTATCACAGGTCAAGATGTTGGTGATGCGATAGGTAATAGTTTCGTTTCAGGCGCTGTTGGTGGCACAACTAGCAGTTACTTCAAAGATGTTAACACTCAAAAAGACTGGGGTCTATCACCTACTGCTGCTGTTCAAGCGTCCAACATAGCAGCCACAATCGGAACTGCTGTTGTAACTGGAAATAGTGTCGACGATGCTTTAGCTAATTATGCAGCAAACACTGCAGCAAACTTTGCAACATCTAAGATCGCTGGTAGTGCGCTTGAAGTAGGTAAAAACATAGTTGGGGCATTGCCTACAACAACTGCTGCCTTAACTAACAACCCTGAGCTTAATCGCGCTGATGAAGGCGATGCGGCTCTCTACAATGAGCTTGCACAACGAAATGGTGCATTGCCAACCAGTAAAGGCATTCAATTAGCATCATCTGATAGCGGCTTTAGTCCTGAGATAAGGGGTGGTGAAATTCGAGGCATACCAATCTTTGCTGATTCAGATCCTACAAAAGTAGCAAAGGTTGAACCGCCCCCTGGGTATCGATTACTTAGCACAAGCGAAGGTATCCCTGCATATAGTCCAGAACATGATGCAAACGTTGATCCTGTAAAAGGCACATTTTATGATGCAGCTCAGAATGCATGGTTCACAAAAGATGAAGCGCAGACAGACTATCTTAAGAGAGTTAACGAGCAATTAGCAAATACAGAACTGCCTTCGGCATTTGGTAACCAGATAGCTGAAGGACCACAAAACCCTGACATACTTGATCGTGCTGATGAAGGTGATGTAGATCTCTACAACAATCTTGCAAAACAAGAAGGCTTCTTAAATAAATACCCCGAACTTAATCGTGCTGATGTAGGTGATGTAGATCTTTACAATAATCTTGCAAAACAAGAAGGCTTTGCAACAAAATCACCTTTAACTATTAACTCTGAGCTTAATCGTGCTGATGTAGGTGATGTAGATCTTTACAATAATCTTGCAAAACAAGAAGGCTTTGCAACTAAGTCAACGTCAACTGGGTCATTGCCAACTGAATTGACCACGACTAGTGATGAAACGCCGGACAGTCTAAGTGAAGTAGTGGTTAAACCAGGGCCTGATGAGGATGAACCTGTACAGCCTGTTACTCCTGCACAGCCTGTTACTCCTGCACAGCCTGTTACTCCTGTACAGCCTGTTACTCCTGTACAGCCTGTTGTGCCTAAACCTGTCATTCCTACGACGCCTACTGAACCAGAAGACCCAGGTGCAACAATTGCAGGCGGAACAAAAGCATCTTCTTCAAACGCTGCGTTACCTGTTGACCCACAAAGTAGCATGCTGGCTGCTTCGCCGCTTGTTGATTCACTGTCATCTTTGCAACAGCTTACACAGCTTTATCCGCAACTGGCAAATGTTCGTCCTGACATTTTGCAGATGTTACAAGGCAGTGGGCCATCTAAATCGTCATACTACACATACGGTGGTGCAAGCATGCCGACATCTTTAATGAATGCCCGTATTACAAGTGCACCAGGGCCTGGTTCACCTTTGCGAAACATTGGTGCTGTGTCGACAGACCCAACAGGCTATCAGTCATTCAGCCCTTTAGGAAGTCTAACACAACAGGGTCTAGACATGATGGGCTATAAGAAGGGCGGCCCAGTTTCTCAGCATGTACCTGAGTTCATTACAGGCGAAACAGGATACTATGTTAGGGGTAAAGGCGATGGTCAATCAGATGACATTCCTGCTATGTTGGCGGATGGTGAATATGTGTTTGATGCAGACGTAGTGGCTGCATTAGGCAATGGTTCAAACGAAGCAGGCGCCGAGATCCTTGACAAAATGCGTGAAGCAATTCGTAAGCATAAAAGATCTGCACCCCCAGGAAAGATTCCGCCTAAGGCAAAATCGCCACTTGAATATTTGAAGGACATCTGATTATGTCATTAACGCAAGGCTCACCATTACCGAATATCACCACAACGCAAGGCCAGACGACTACTGCGCCTAGTTGGTATACTGACTATCTCAGTGATCTGTCAAAAAACGTTACTGCGCAAACAACAGGCCCTGATGCTGCTAAGTATGTAGGCGCACAACCACTACAAGAGCAAGCATTCACTGCAGCAGGTGCACTTCCTGGTCAATACAAAGGCGCATTGCAATCAGGCCTTGATCTGACACAGCAAGTTGGCTCTACAGACGTTGCTAAACGAGCCGGTGAGTTCATGAACCCATATACAACGCAAGTTGTAGATGCATTAGGTCAGCTTGGACAACGAAATATTCAGCAATTCTTGGCACCACAAGCCACTTCAGCTGCTGTAGGTTCAGGCCAGTTTGGTTCAAAACGAGGTGCTGAAGCACTAGGCAGTGCGATCAACACAGGTCTTCAGAACCTTAACGCAACACAAGCTCAAGCATTACAGACAGGTTATACGCAAGCTCTTCAAGCTGCCCAATATGACCAACAAAGACAGCTTGATGCAGGCAAGCAAATGGGCGCACTGGCACAACAAGGCCAAGGAATGGGCTTGGCAGACATTAATGCATTGGCTACCATGGGTGGACAACAGCAAACCATCAAGCAGAATGAAGAACTATTTCCATTGCAAACATTGAACCAAGGCGCCCAAGCACTTCGTGGCTATACAGTACCTACCAGTGTATCTTCGACTTACACAGGCCCAATTCCAGGCGCATATTCATCATCACCATTGCAACAGATTGCAGGTCTGGGTGCAGTGGTTGCAGGTGCTAGCGGTACAGACTTTGGTAAGTACTTAGGTAAAAAGATTAGCGGCTGGTTCAACGGACCAGCACCTACTACTAACCCAGGTAGTACTACTCCTGTGAATAATGACAACTCAGGCTACTATGGCGGTGGTAGCGGTGGTGATTATGACTTTGGTGGTGAAGGTACTGTATACGACAACTACTTTGACAGCCTTGGTAATGAATTCTCGTCAAGCGGCACGCCAATCTATGACAACTAATCGAGGATAAAAATGGCATTACCCACAGCACCTGTCACGCCTGTTCCGCCTATGCCTACCATGCTAGGTTCAGGAGAAGATAAGTCAAAGCAAGAGTACTTTGATGCTCTTCAAAAGACACTAACTGCGCTTGAAGCAAGAGCCAACCAAGGCACAAACTGGTGGCAAGTTGCAGGTGCGCTATTAAACCCAGGTAAGACAGGCAGCTTTGGTGAAGCTATCGGCAATGTTGCCAATGTGATGGGTGAACAGCAGCAACGACAACTTGATCAGCAAATCCCAATTGCTCAAGCAAGAGCTCAGATTGCAGGTCAAAAGTATGAAGTTGAGAATCAAGCCAAGGCAATTCAACTACTGTCTAAAGCAATTGGTGCACCGCCTGAAGCAGTTGCACAGCAACTGGCTGAAGGAACACTTCCACCTGCAGCTGTTGCAAATATCAGTCCTAATGTCTATGCACAAATTGCAACTTTATCGCCTAAGGTCGGTGAAGTTGTGAAGAACATTGCTGATATGTCAAACAAGAATGCAACTTTAAATCTTGATCAGCAAAAGTTTCTAGAAACACAGACACAGAACAAAATTAGCAATGCTCGTGAAGACCGTAAGGCAGGCGTGAGCATAGCTGACTTGATTGCCAGATACGGACAAGGTATTGTTAACATGATTAATGCTAACACGCCTGTGCCACCTGCAGGCGCAATGCCACCGCCTGTGCCACCTGCAAGCGCAATGCCACCACCTGTGGCACCATCTGCAGGCGCAATGCCACCGCCTGCGGCACCACCTGGTCCTGCTGCTGTAAAGCCTCCGGCAATGAACATGCCGCCGCCTACGCCACCTGCAAAAGTGCCGTTAGGACAACAACCGACTGTTGCGCCAAGTAAAAGCCCTATGTCAAGTGTAAAACCCCAGTTTACACAAACTGATGCAGCTAATACAGTCAATGACTTGGCTGGTTTACCTTTGGCAACACAACTTGAAGTTTCAAAAGATCGATTGAAAGAAGCTGATAAAGTTTGGCAAACTAAGCGTGATGAGATCTTCCAGTACACCCCACAAACTTTGCAAGCATCAAATACGAATCTTAAACAGCTTGACTACTATGCAACTAAGTTCCCCAACATTTTTGCATTAATGCAACAGCAAGGAACTATTGCAGCTTTGCAGCAAGCAGCACAAGATGGCATTAACTTGCAGGCAGGTCAGTTTAATGCACGAGTCGGCTTAAATGTTCGTGACTTCTTGCAAAAAGTAAAGCTTAACAAGGACGAGCAACAAGCGGCTAGAGACGTTGGTCGAATTCTTGGGTCTGAATTCTTGACCAACGTGAAAACCAATCGAGGACTGCTAGGTGTTAACCCAACAGACAATGATGCTCGTTTATTGCAAGCGCCTATGGCGAACATTGATGATTCATCTAAAGCGATGCAGTTCTGGGCACGAAATCAGTTATTGTTAAACAAACAGCGTGAATCTTTGTATGGTGGTTTACAAAAGTATAGCCAACAAGCAGGCCCAAGTAGTTCGCCTGGTTCATTCTTTCGACCAGGAAGCATTTACGAGAAGATCAACAATGACTATGCCAACTATCGCATGCAGTTGTTCAACCAATTCAACCCAAAATAGGTGATGCATGGCAGATGATCTTTCTAAACTAGACCCTATATTTGCGGCACCTCCAGGTCAAACAGCATCTGCGCCTGACAACAAGCAACAAGAAAGTAACTCTTTAGCTGACCTTGATCCAATCTTTTCAAACCCTATTGGGCCGTCTGCTGAAGCAACAAAGACGTCTTTACCACAGCCGCGTGACTATACGCCTGAAGTTGTTGGAGGAGTTACAGGTGCAGTTATAGGTACAAGAGCGCCTAAGTATGAAAACCCCAAGCTTACATCAGCTAGAGCAGACTATGCAGGTGCACAAGCTTCTGAAAATGCATTAAAAGGTGAACTTACAGGGATGCAAGGTAGTCGTCTTGATGCTGCAGACAATGCTAGATTTATGGTTCAAGATGCACAAGCTGAATTAAACATGGCACGTCAAGAGCTAAATGCAGCAGAAGCCGCGGCAAGAGATCTAAATGCTTTGCCTGATGTACCTGCACCTGCTGCAGACACTATTGCCAAAGGCACTTCTACAGCTGAAGGCGCATTAAGCCAAGGCTCTTTAAGACACTCTGAAAAGATGGGTGAAATTAGAGAAGCTAACCAAGTTAGAAAAGGCATTGCGGGTTATCGGCAAGGTCTGCCGCAAGGTGAACGTGTTCCTTTAACTGGTTATACACAGTCAAGCCGCTTAATCGTGCCGAATGAACTAGCCAATGTGCCTGTAAAGACATCTGCACAAATAGAAGCAGAAAATAGACTGCAGGCAGCTAAAGACAATCATGCAGCTGCAGTTAAACGAGCTGCTGATGCTAGAGTACAGCAAGAATCAGCAATGAAGCCTTCGCGGACTGAGTCAGGTCTTTCGTCTGATGTTACAAAGGCTTCAAGCACTACAGCAGGTAAGAAAGCTGCATTGGATGAATTGACCAAAGCCAGAAGCTTCTTATCCAAGATCCCAGGTTTCAACACTCTTATGGGTGGTTTATCAGGTGCCGAGCTTGTTCATGCTTACCGCCAAATTCGTGCAGGAAATACGTTGGATGGCGTAATGGCAGGTCTTAGTGGTACAGGCGGCTTAATTGCCATGGCACCTCATCCTGTTGCAAAAGCAATCGGAACTGCTATGGCAGTGCCACCACTTGCATACCAAGCTTATCAGGCATACAAGGGTGACAATGCAGGTGTGCCAACACAGACACACCCAATGGGTAACTAGGCATACTCAATTGCAGCCTTGACATTTCGAATCATTGCATTCTGTAGTTGCTTAACTTCTTCAACTGTTAGTGTAGTAACACCATCATGTTCTTGAGTTGATGCTTCTACAATCTTAGTGTCAATTGCTCGACGTAGCCGTTCACGCATCAGAATCTCGCCTACCGAGAATGCTTCAACCCAAATACTGTACGGGTCTTTAAGCAAATCTCTGTTTGCTGTGTGTTCCAATAGCTTAACCCAGTCATCAAATGCTTGCTTGACATGAAAGTCGGTTGGTGTAATGATCACAGTTCTTTTCCTTTAGTGTTAAGCCACATTCTTAAAGTCGACATACCGCCGTCAATTAGAACATGGTTGGGAAACCGCTGGTACTTGTGGTACAGCGGATGGTTGATGAAGTTCTTCATAAGTAAGTATGCATCAGCATCAGGAGGACTCATGCCCATGGCTCTATCAGTATCAATGCACTTAATGCTGTATAGGCCATCAAACTCTTGAGTGATTTTATGAACCTGGTCATTTAGCAAACCAATGATGATGATTCTAGGCTTATGAACGTTTGTAGTGTCGTATGTTGGGTCATGCTTTTCAAGTCTAAACTCATGTTCCAACGTTTTAACAGCAGATCTAACTTGGTCTTTAGCCATGCTTGCGATTCTTGCAACTATGGCCTCGACTAGGTCATCCAAACTGACTTCTGTCGAAGCCGATGATGGCTCTACCACAGGAGTTGGCTGTACAGCCACAGGCTCAACCACAGGCTGAACATAACTTGCAAATCTAGACTTTAGCTTATTTGTTAAGTTGGCACAGGATGAATAACTGTTGAATGCTCGACGACGATTATCTGGAATAACCGTTTGTGCTTGCTTTAGTGCATCATATGGACCAAGTCCATGTTTATGCATTACTTCAAGTGCACGTCTAAGAACAAGTTCTTCTTCAACGCTTGTCCAGTGGATTTTTGTTTTCATGTTTAGCCTTTTTGCAGTATTTGAATTTAGTGACGAAGTAACGATAATGCCGGACACTTCTATTGAGTGCTTGCTTCTTTAGCCCTTCTTCTGCGCACACATCGACTTGTCTGTCAAGAAAGACAGCAACTCGACTTAGTGCATGCATTGTGTGCTTTTTCCAGTTTGGATGTTCAGTCACAAAATGCTTAAAGATTTGTTTGCGCTTTGTTAGCGTCATCTTTGCTAAAGAACTCTGAATTTCAAACCAGCTGTTCATATGTGGTGTGTCTTGGTGATTGCATCAATTTGGTTAAGCAAGTCTTCACGAATTTTCAGGTATGTATCACTGCCTGCATATTCATCGCGTCCTTGCGTGTGGTAGAACTGTTCTTCACACCAGTCGAAGTTGTCATTCTTGGCATTAGGCGGAAAGATGTTTGTCTTACCTTTGGCAGATTGCCGTTGGTAGAAAGCATCAGGTTTACGGAAGTCCACCAACCCTTGTAGGAATGGGTACACCTTTAGAACTTCTAGCCATAACTTCATGGCAATGATGTTGTCTACCGTCGTCTGAATTTGTTCATCACCGCGCATAATGCAGTAACCAATGAGGTCTTTAATTGTGCAACGTACCATGTAAAAGTGCTCAAAATTGCGCGGCATGATAGTTCTAGCATCAAGGCCATGGACCAAACCGCTGTCAAGCATGTCCACATAAAGTTCACGAGCCATTGTCGTAATTTGCTTGTATCGTTCATAGAAGTCCTTGTTTGTCATGATGCCGGGTTTAACCATTACGCGATCATCACGCATATCGCGATCACCGTGAACTTGTGCTGCAAAACTGAATAGCCGATGACGTATCAGATGTGTTGTATCAATCATGTCCATGCCGTTGACTGACCATGTGATGTTGATGGTTTCCATGGCTGTAGGTAACAACTCATAGCGGAACAGTTCATCAATTGTTTGATCAACGTCTGCCTCTGGGAAATCCCATTGGATTTTGTCATTCCACGTATTCATTAAGAAGACCGAGATGGTCTTACGAAACTGTTCAACCGTAGGGGCATGTACGATCTGAACGTCTATGTTTTCCAGTTGGTTGACAAATTCGATAGGACCAGGTTGCTTACCGAATTTAAGTTTTGTGTGCATCTTTTGAAGATGCGGCATTTGTGATTTAGAGACCTTAGGCATTTGTGTTTTCTTTCATGAGTTGTAGTTCTACTAGTCTTGCATATCCTGTAATGTCTGTCCAGCTATCCACATGGGATGGCGATACAGCCAAGCGAGAAAGTTTCATGGCGATCTTAGAGAGATAAATAACATGGACAGGATCCATTTCTTTATTGTGTTGCTTGCGATACCTGTCCTTTATATTTTCAAGGATAACTGCTTCTAATGAAACACCCTCAAAAAAATCACCATAAACCTCGCCTCTCTGTTCTAAAACTTGATCTGTCGTTTTCATGGCAGCACCTCATAAGGTTGAAGTTTTTCCTCAAGTTTCGATAACCGTTTTGCGCTATTTTCATGGACGTCTACCATGTAGCCGCCATTGCCTAGACCTATCTCATTAGCCGAATACTGAAGACACTGGAGTGCATCGGCATAATGGACAACCAATGCCTCAGGCGTATCTTCATGGTATAGGCCACAATAGTCTCTAAGTTGTTCTGGAAAGCCTTTCACAATTTCATGCTCGGCTTGCTTTAGCGCATCAGCAACTATTGGAAAGTTTTTCTTGACCAAGTGGTTTACATCAGATATTTCCATTTCAGCCAAGTCATGGCATATGGCAATCTTGACTGCTTTGTCAACATCAAACTTGTACGTTTTTGATAGCATAAGTACACCAAGTGCCACGAAGAAACTATGTGTTGCAACGCTTTCTTGGTGAACCACAGGCTTCATGCTGTAACGCTTGGTGTGTTCAAGCGTGTAGCTTTGCATAAAGAATGAGAAGTCGCCTTTATTCATAGCTAATATCTTCTTCAGACCAATTACGAAGAATGAAGACCTCTTCTATCTTTATCTCATCTAAAGCCCTAACCAGTTCTGGATATGAGCGTACAACTGACCCTGATGCTGCCAGCACCAAGTTAAATTTCTGACCAGGTTGTCCGCCAAGCCAGACATAAATGACAGGAATGCACTTTGCATAGCACCAGCCTGCTTCAAACATTGTGCCAGGGTCCTTGCCATCTGTAATACAAACGGTTAAGTCACTTCTGTCTAATGCTTCTAAGTTAATGTTAAGCACTTGTTCTGGTGTTGTTTTTCCTGGCTCATACAGGCATTCGTCTTTAGGGCTAAAGTACTTAAGACCTTGGCGTTCCAAGATGCTTTTAATTTCTTCTACAATGGCAATTTGTTCTGGATTAAAGAACGGGCCTGCGATGTAGACGTACGGGTGTTTTGTGATTGTTTGCATTTAGTTCCTTACAGTTAAGATTTTTTGTTTGTTTACTTAGTAAACAGTTGCATTGTACCATGCTTTAGAAAAGTAAACACTTTTTTCGTTAAACTACCTCCGTTTCTCTGATCTTTTTTGCATAGTCCCTCACGGCATTCATAAGGGCTTGTTGTGTTTTGTCTTTGCTGCCAATGGCAGTCACAATGGCTTCATCAATAGTGTCTTTGGCAATGATCTGATGGACCACAATGTTATTCCTTTGTCCTTGGCGCCAAAGACGACGGATAAACTGATCATAGATTTCCAATGACCATGTGTTGCTAAACCAAATGACCGCATGCCCTGTTCCTTGCAGGTTCAAGCCGTGACCTGCCGATTGTGGGTGTGCCAGCAATACAGGATAGTCGCCGTTATTCCAGCGGTCAATGATGCCAGTCAAGTCTTTGTCTTTAACGCCTGAGCCAATGAACGGGGCATTGGGAAATAGCTTTTGTAGCCGTTCTAGATCATGCCTGAAATGATAGCCAATCAAACAAGGCTTGCCATTCAGACCTTCAACCAGTTCCTCAACAGCATTTAGCTTTTCATCATGGACATTCTTAACTTCACGTTCCAGTCCATCCATGTAGATTGCACCATTCGCCAACTGTTGGCATTTGCCTACGGCAACAGCAGCTGTAGAAGCAGTGACTTGATCACTGTCAAACTCAATAAGCAACTTATCTTCTAGTTCCTTGTAAAGCTTCCTAGCCGCTTTAGGTAGTTCCACATAGACACGATTAAGCATCAATTCTGGTAGGTCCAGATAGTCCTCTGCTTTCATACGAAGGACTTTGTCAGCCAACAACCCATGAATCTTGTCCTCTGACTCAGGCTTTAACGTCCATGCGTAACCACCGTAGCCAGTTTGGTAGAAGTAGTTTGTACGAAAATGCGTGATGAACCTGCCAAATGTTGCACCTCGATCAATCACAAGCTGTGGTCCAAAGATGTCGAGCAAGCCGTTAGATGCAGGTGAACCAGTTAACCCAAACCGACGCTTAAACTTGTCAAGAAACGGTGAAAGTGACTTGAAGCGTTCTGTTCGTGTGTTTTTAAGATAGCTAATCTCATCTACAACCAGCATGTCATACGGTAACTTTTTGCCGTTCAGTGTTTTTGACAGCCATTGCAAGCCTTCGAAGTTCATGACATGAATGTCAGCCTTGTCAAATAATGTTTTGTCTTTGTTAGGCCCATGCAATACAGATACGGACAGGTCCGCAAAGTTATCCCATTTGCTAATCTCTACTGGCCAAACGGCATAGGCAGGTCTAAGTGGTGCAAGCACTAGAACTTTTGTAACTGCTTTTGCCGCCTTCAGTATTTTTATTGCTTGCAATGTGATACTGGTCTTGCCAAGCCCTGGGTCTAACCATAGCTGGCCTGATCCGTTCTCCACTAAAAACTTTACAGCTTTCTTTTGGTACTCATGAGGTTCCCAGAACACGATCAATCCCTTCTTTAGAATCTAGAACATAGACCTTGTGACCTATCTTGCTTAGGTCGGTATGAAGCTTGGCTTGTAATGCCGACAATTTACCGCCGGGTCGTTTTAGTTCTATCCACAGTACTTCACCATTTTCTAATGGCACAATACGATCAGGCCAGCCTCTTGCAAACCGAACATGAAGTTTAAGAGTTAACAAGCCGTGCTTTTTGCACTGAGCTGTAAAGTACCTTTCAAGATCACGTTCAAGAATAACTTTAGTCACCATTTGCAAGGGCCGCCATTGTCTTTACGGTAATGACAAAACTTGCATAGACCTGAAGGGTTAGCAGCGTAGATCTTGTCTGACTGAAGTTGATTGATCCTTGTTGACAGGGTTGTTTGCAGGTCAGCAAGATGGCCACGAATAACTGTGTTGTATGACCTATATTTCTTAAGGTCGATGAATTCAATGCCAACGTTGACAGCATCTATGTGTGGCTTAGTTGCTAATATAACAGCTGCATACACAGCCACTTGGTCGGTGTAATCCCTGTCCTTGCCTGTCTTAAAGTCTAGAACAGTGGCTTCATTATCCTGTTCTATGTACAAGTCAATGACACCACGGAACCATGCTGTTGGGTCGTCATATGCTACAGCCTTCCAGTCTTTGTCAACCGCAAATTTCATCTCAGACTGTGCTTTTAGACCGATCCAAGTTTCGATCTTAGGCAACAAGTATTGGACTTCATCTGAAATTATGACAAGGCCGCCATTCAGGATGTTTTCAATCTCTGTATGGATCATCGTGCCTCTACTAGCAGCATCACCGGTAGGTTGTGGAAGTCTGTCTATACGATTGAACTTGTACTGAGCAGGGCATTGCTCGTATTGCTTAACTGCAGAATATGAATACGCCATCATTTAACCTCGGCAAAGTTAGCACCGATCTTGGCATCGGCAATCAGTGGCACATCAAGCTTGAATGAGTTAATCATGCAAGCAGCTAGTTTATCGGCTTCC